TGCCTGAATCGGCGTGCCAGTTCCAACGAAGGAAGTAGGCGGAGCCGGAACCTGCACACCACCAGAACCCGTTGCATAGGGTACCAGCGGAATAAGCTGTTCAATTTCACGCGTTTCGCCGTAGATGAGATACTCACCTCCGACTTCAGGGATAGCTTTGGACGTGCCAAACTGGCGCGGCCTGCCATCCGGGTCTAACCAAAAACCTGTAGCCATATTATAATTCTCCTATTAGACTGGCACGACGCCGGTTGCAGTGAGAACAATGACCATGTTTTCAGGGCGATAGAGCTTGAAACCATACTCGGCGATAGTGAGGTATTCCTCCTGCTGCAGGTCCTTATTGAACTCGCTGTAGACAGTGGGCATCTGACGGAAGCCACCAATCCAAGGCGTAGTATCACCGGGGGTTGCAGAGAAGAAATAATTAGCCACACCGTTAGTTACCGTGATCGAGTTGACAGTTTCCGAAGCAATCGCCGGGAGGTAATTGCTAACGTAGATGTCGAAACCGAAGACATTGAACCGGAACTTAAATCCAGTCATAATGCCGTCACGGGTGACGTTGCCCCACATCGGGATGGGAGACAACAGGTTAACGAGGTTAGCCTGAGTTGCGAGAGTATACGCAACGGAAGGATCAACAACAGCGCAGAGGTTGATGAGAGGCACGTTGGCCTTCGTCAAAGCATACTGAGCTTTCTGGAAGTCTGCCAAAGTAATTGACTGACCCGTACCAGAGCCTACCCAACGGTGGGAAGCTGTGTTGATTGTGTTAGAGTTGCTAGCGGTTTGTCCGGCATTGCCTACGGCAAAAATCCGAGTCTCAACTGCTTCCATCAATGCACGATGCTGGCGAGGCACGAAGGCCGCGATCACATCTTGAGCATAGAAGCTATCGCGCTTGAACTTTTCGCTGATTGCGTTAGCTGAATACTTATACTGGTCGAACGAGAACGTGAAGTTACCCGTATCGAAAGCATTGTACTTGATTGCTTGACCTTCATTGAAGTCAGCAGTTTCAGCTTCACCAATCGACGGAATGTTTAGCGTATAGCCATCTGGGAAGTCGGAGAGAACCTTAACAAACTTCATAGCATTCAGTTCATCCAAAAGGAGTTCTTTGATCTGACGCGACCAAAGGTTAGTCCTTATAAGATACTGATTATTTAAGTCGGTTTGACCGGCCATAAATGAAGTCCTTAAAAGTTGTTGTTATTTATCCATAGAATGCATCACCTTGCTCTACAGCATCGTTATGCATCTGGACAGCGATTTTAGGATCGAGATACAACTTAGGATCAGCCTTCTTAAGCTCTTGGTAATAATTCCAATTACGCTTAGGTTGGCCCTTGGGAGCGAAACTGTCATTACGCTGGCTGGACCGGGGAGGTGTCTGATAAGGATCAGATGAACGCGGTTCGTTAAGACCCATAATCCTGAAGAAGGCTTCTGGGGATTTCTTAGCGAGTGCGTTGACGTCTGAGTCAGACAATCCAAGTGTACTCTGTTGATCTTTAAGAATGTCAGGGTAGTTATTACCGTAACGTTCTCTTAATTTAGTTTGGACCGTTCTGAAGTTTTCTGCTTCCTTCTCAACAATTTTGCTTTCAGCAATTTTATTGAGAACAAGGCTTTCAATTTCTTTAGGGTCATACTTAGGGCTCTCTACTTCTTTCACAGGGGTGTCGCTACTCGAATCGTTGTTCGATCGTTCCATTCGGTCTATGTATTCCTCGAACTTAGCCTTTGCTAGAAGTTCCTCTCTCTGTTTCAGGTAGTCTTCTCGGAGTTCATCCTTCTGACGTTCCAGTGTTTTAATATAGAGATCGGACTCTACTTTTGCTTTGAGAAGTTCTTCAACGGGCTTGTCTTTCCATTTAGATGTAATCTCATCGCGTGCTGCTGCCTCCGGGTCTGGGGCATCAAAAATATTATCGGTCATTTATTCCCTTGGTCTAGGTTGATTATTTTACTAACTAGTTTAAGTGCCCGCTTGAAGCCGTTAGTATCTGCTTGGCGGTAATCCCAATTAGGGAGATCATAAACTTTACTGTTAAGTTCTAAACTTTCCGTGTCCTCTTTCATTTCATCAATCAATTCTTGGAGGCGCTTTAGTACTTGTTTAGAACCTAGTATTTCATTCTTGAAGCGAGCTGCTTCTGTTTCATCTTTGATATGCTTGGTCCAAGCAGAAATCATTAAGGTCTCGCTATTGGGTCAGCCATTTGGGCGTTATACATACTGTCAGTATAGTTATATTGGCCATCTGACTTAGAACTTTCCATAGCATCTCTAAGTTTAGAAACATCACCATCATAATGTTCAGTAGCTGTAGGAACACCATGTGCAGGATGATTAATTTGTTTCATAGGAGGTCTACCCGGCTGAATAGACATATTGCTAGCCGTGCTCCTACTTAGATTTTTAATATAATCGTCAGCCATGTTAGTCTTTCAATTGATCCGGAGATTCTGGACCTTCGTCATCACTATCGAAAGTATCTTTGAAACCGATGACACGTCCCCAACCTGCTGGAGGCTTAGGAAGTCCGGGTTGATTGTAAGTAGTTGCTGATTTGGTGACGGGAGCCATCTGGCTCGGACCGAGAGCGATGTCATCGGTCATGATGTCGTTTTGGAGGCGAATGTTTGCCATTATTGTGTTCCTAGTGTTCCTGTTGGTGTTGCGTTAGGGCGCGGGTTGTTTTGAAGACCGAAGCCGGGTTTAGGAGCAGGAGGTGCTCCCGTCGCAGGATTGACGTCATAGTCTTCACCCATGCCTGTAGCCGTACCCATTTGGGACATCAACTGCTGTTGAAGTACCTGTATCTGGGCTTGACCTTCAGCTTGCTCAGCAAGAGCAACAAAAGGAAGCACTACTTCGTAATCTGTTAAATCGAATGTATGTTCGAGTATCTTAGCAAGCTTTATCCCCGAGAAGTGGGGTTGGACTGACGGCCAGAGATTTGACCCCGTAAGAGCTGTAAGGTTCTGGATAAGCTCAGCTTGTTCGGCGAAATGTCTAGCTGCAATTGGTTTAATTCTACCAACGCCCGTAATGTCCTCGACGGTAAGCGTTTGGAAAGTAGCCGTCTTAAGTTCATCATCAAAAACCTTTATCGTAATTGCCTCTGATAGGTTCCGGCGAGCTAGCTCAAGCATCGCGTTTAAAAGAGGCTCAACCATCTGTTCTTCGAATTGATTGATCTTATTTTGGAAGATTCTAGCTGAAGCGTTTTCAAGACGCTGTACTTCGTACTTAGTTTTCTCACCGGGAGAACGGAAACCCATCGCTTCACCGGGAGCACCAGCCATCTTCTCCATTGTTTCTGCCAACATAGCCATCTTAGACTCTGCTTGCATAATAGAAATATCAGGTTGGACTAATTCTACCGTACCTTCATCCGACGTGAATATCTTTTCACCCGGCTGCCATACGAAGTCCTCGACAAATCCTTTGACCATTTGGACAGGATACGCCGTAAGGTCCCATATATCGGCCGCCATGTTTTCGAGATGATCAAGGCGATATTGCATACCAACAAGATTATCGAGAGGTCCCATTCCCCACAGATTATCCTGTCGCTTCCGCCACGGCACGTGATAAATCGGTGGCTGCCCGAAGAAAGAAGGATTAGGCTTATTACCAATAAGTTTATGTCGGTCAACGACAGTGATGACTCTGTTCTTTTGGAATTCGTCTGTATAGTGGTCATACCAATCACCATAGTAAGTTAAAACTTCACAATAGTCGGACAGTAAGTAAGCACGGAATGAAGTAAATCCATCCACGGCGTAAAGGCGATCGCGCTGTGCCCAATCACCTTCAAAGGTACGAGCGTGATAACGCACATTTTTGAGGTAATCATATAACTCTTGATACTCCGCTCTGTTCTCGTCTGTAGACATACGTTCGAGGAGATTACGGAGTTCGCCCATAGAGACGATGCTGCGAACAAACTTCGGTGAAGACTGGAAGTCTTCGGCAATAGGATTCATAACCATATCGAGCGGAGAGATACGTCTAATCGACGGACCTACATAACCAGCTTGGGTCATGCTATCTTGCTGTACACGATGGTCTGTCCACTCTACAGTGGCAAAACAGTTCCCAAAATCAATGTAGTCCAGAATAATCTTATCAATTTCATGCTTAAAAGTAGGCTGCTCAATAGCCCAAGACATATAATTGACAATAGAATCCCGCTTGCTAACATCGTTGGAGTCTCGCTCATTAGCTTCCCATACAAGCCACTTACGCTTCGGGAAAAGAGTTGCCGTATAGTTTGAATATAAGTTATCCCTTATTTGACAGAGCTTCGGAATAGTTGTTCTATTCTTCCAAGGATTATTAGCATTAGATGTAGTCGAAGTATCAGTAGCGTAGATGTAACGCCTGATTTCTTCTTTATCAACTTTCCATGCATTCCTTAAGGTATCCCAAGCGATGTATCGTTCAGTCAGACGTGTAGCAAGCAAGTCTGGAGAGAGAATGTTCTCAAGCTCTAAAACTTTACCAGTCACTGCATACCGCCAAATCTAGCGTGAAACTTCATAGGTTGTTCTGTACTTTTCTTAATCGAGAATAAATTCAATGGGGCGACAGCAAAATCAACTGCAGAAGCGAGAGCATCTTTGACGTCATCGTGCGCCGGGTTAGCGAAGAGTAGTTCTTCTTCAAGAACTTGAATATTACCACCTTGGTAATGCCACATTTGGTGGTTAGAATAACGGGGTTCAAGAACAGCCATAATACGTTCTTCTTTGCTTCCTTGCCAACGTGAGGGCCGGAACTCGTCTACCGCCAGCGATAAGCCGTGAGGACGTATATAGTTTTCTTTAAGGTCTTTAACGATAACCTGTTGTGCCACCGAGACTTCACAACGTATCTTTCTAAATCCCCATTTTTCATATAGTTTAAGAATATGCTGGAAGTAATCAGAGATTTTATCCGTTTTAAAACGGTCAATCTCAAGTATATAGTAGTTATTAAGCCCATCTACTCCGAGGACGATGATACTTGTGGAGTCTGACTTCTTTCCTGTGCTGAAGGCGAAGTCAACTGCGGCGACCACGTTAAGTCGTTCGCGTTTAAAGTACCAAGTATAGTCTCGTCGGGCGAGATAATTTTGATCGTAGTATTGGAAGAGGTCTCGTTGGATGGGAGACGAATCAATATCGTGTGGGTCGTTGTAGTATTGGGCTCTGAAGTGGATTTTATTGAGATACTGGGAGCGCTTAGTATCGAGAACTTCTTGATTAAATCCATACCACTTGCCGTCTGGGCTCTGAGAGCGGGGCCAGATATATTCTCCTGTACCATCTTCAGTGGTCTTTATAGGATATT